AGTATCTACGGAGGAAACAGCCTATGTCAGTCAAGAAGAAGTTTCAGAAGAAAGCACAAAAGAGAGCGAAACTGAAATCTTCTTGACCTTTAAGCAGTTTAGTGAAGGGTTGTCAATTGATGATCAGATGAAAATCTCTCGTGATGCAGCAAAGGGAAGAAATCCTAAACCAGACCACAAGGCAATTCGTGGGAAGATGTTAAAGAAACCTCTTCCCAAGGACACCAGAACAGATGCTCAGAAAATGACTGATGCAACTGGTCCTCGTCCTGGTTCTCGTTACAGAGGTGACTGATGACTAACGAAGAACTAAAACATCTGGAGCAAGAAAAGTCTCATAAAGAACGTGACGCTCGCATGAAATATGGTAAGCGTTATAAAGAAGTACTTAAGAGACAAAAAGAAGCAAAAGATAAATTGCATCACGAAACTAGAACCAAAGGTGTTCGTTTTTACGATAAGAAAGGTTCTGGTTATATCAAAGGTGGAGTGAAAAAATATGATTGAGCCTATATAGGATAGACCCCTTTATAGGACAAAATCATGTTAGCATTTTTACTCCCTCTCGCTAAAAAAGTTGTAGCAGATGCAGTATCGAAGATCCCTGATGATGCAGAACTCGGTGAAAAACTGGTTGACATCTGCATCCTGGTATTAGAAAAGGCAGTAAAGCTTACTAAGACGACCGCAGACGACGCTCTGTTGGAAGCAGTGAAACAAGCTTTGGTTACGAGAGAAGACGCCGCGTAGGCGATTTTAGAGGGGTCTCAGAGACCCCTTTTTTTATAAATAATTAGAGAAAACCGACGAACTTAGGAGCATTAACCATGGCGCTTTGGGGTATTACCGACGCTGACGAATCTAAACCCAAGTGGGCTGTGCGTGGCGGCGCAGTTGATCAACAGAATATCTTCGCTACTTCTGCTGGATGGGTTCTGCGTCATTATAAGAACGCAGCAAAAACAGAATACTGGGATGAAGTTCTGGTAGCAGTTGACGGTCTTGTCGGTGCTGGTGGACGTGGCACAGATACCCTGGGTAATGCTGATATCACCGCAGTCTTCTTTGAGGAGACAGGTTATGAAGGCGGCGCAACTGGAACTGTTGTTGTCATCTACAATGAACAGGTTGATGTTACCAATGGTGCAACCTTAGTTGTTAGAAATACAACTGATAGTGCCAACATCACTGCAACTGCTGCAGCACAAACTGCAACCAACCGTGTTGAGTTTACATTCACTGCTGCTGCAACTGGTAAGGCGCATGACATCCAAGCACAAACCATCTCTGGAACCATTGTTGATACAGGTACATCAACTGCATCCGACAAGGCATTCGCTACTGGTGACGTTGTAGGCGCTGGTGGTTCTGGTTCTACTACAGCATTTACTGCAAGTTGATAAATGAAATTTGACGAACTGAATGAAGATAACTACATTCTGTTCGCCATAAAGCATTATGAAAACCCTCATTGCGTAACACGCGATGACTTTGATGAAGACATCAAACGCTTCAAGTATCTAAAAAGACTCTTGAAGCGTTATGTAAGAGGGGGTCCGTTGAGGACCCATCTCATTATCAACCATCTCATCATACTTTATAATGTTTTTGGTGAAGCAGCAACTCCTTTGCTCTTTTTCAAGTTAGAGCGGGAGTATTGGTGTATTTTAAAAACTATATTGCTTTACTTGAATAAATATCCTGTAGGAATGCTTCCCGAATTAGAGGAAGATCCTGATATCCAAGAAGAACTTTTAAAGATATGACCGTAATGACTGCTGGTACTGGTGGATTTGGTGGCGATGCTGCTGCCACAGGTCCTAACGCGGGTTATGATCCTGTCCTAAAGTTCAGGAATAAACTCAAGAAGAGTAAAGAAGATAAGAAACTTGTAGCACCTGGTAACAAACTGGGTGAATCAAAAGAAAATCCTACGATGCCTTCTCGCTTGTTCCAATACAAGGTAACCATTCCTGAAGTTGGCGAGACTGTCATCTATGCATCTTCCCCTGCAGAGTTAGCACAGAAGATGCGTCTCTTGATCAATCCTCGTTATAGAGGTGATGTGAAGATTGAAAGGATTATGCCAGGAGAAGCAGGTAAATTTTTCATGGACAAGCGCATGAAGCATATGCGTAATGTCAAAGAGCAAGCCGACCAGCAAATGAAGCAGCAGATGGCACAGCAGAAGATTGCCATCGAGAAGAAAAAGATTATGATGAAGAAGCAGGAACTTCAGAAACAGTTGCAACTGAAGACCCAACAGTTGAAGAAGCAAGCAAGAGCTGGCGCAGAACAAGACGCAACTAGATAAATGGCATTCGGTCTAGGAAAGTTGGCAGTTTTAGAATCTAAACTTGACATCTACGAGGATCTTTCCAAAGAGATGTTGGAGAAGTTAGAGCGTGCTGTCTTTACTATTTCTGAAAATAGTAATAAAGTATCAGTAATTCTTGAGCGCCATGAAAGTCGTTTAGATGAAGCAACTAGATCTGATCAGTTGATCATTAAAATGATCGAAGAGATGAAAGATACTGAAGAAAAAAACCATAAGGTTCTTCACGATAGAATTGATAGAATTCAAAAAAAAGTTGACAGCAATCAGAAGTTTGTAGTTGGTGCTGGTGCTGTCTTGGCAACTCTCGTGGCAATAATGCAAGTGGTCCCTCCAATGATTAGGGTATTGACACCACCGCTACAAACGAGTACACTGGATACAGTGGTTGTCCAACGTATTGTCTAATTTTGTTGATGCTCATTATGTGAATCTTCTGTCTGGACGACTAGATAAATTCACCAGAAAGAAAGAAGACCTGTACAACTTTCGTTGTCCTTACTGCGGAGACTCTCAGAAGCGCAAGAATAAGGCACGAGGGTACTTCTTCCGTATCAAAGCAGACATGGTATTCAAATGCCATAACTGTGGCGTGGGAAGAACTTTGCCAAATTTTCTGAAAGACAACGCTCCCGATCTCTATGATGAATATCTCATGGAGAGATATAAGAATGGTACTACTGGTAAGGGATCGTTTGTTCCTAAACCTAAGATGAAATTTGAGAAACCCAAGTTCAAGAAAAAGGGAGAACTGCAAAGTTGTTCGGAACTAAATAAAGAACACTTTGCACTTGGGTATCTATTAGGTCGTCGAATTCCCGAGAAGTATTTCTCAGAACTTTACTTTGTCGAAGACTTTTGTACCTGGGTCAACACTCAAAAACCTACGTTCCAAGATGTCAAAAAGGATCACCCAAGAATTATTATTCCTTTCATTGACCAACAGGGAGAGTGGTTTGGATTTCAAGGAAGGTCCTTGAAAGCAGATGATAAGTTGCGATACATCACCATCATGTTGGATGAAAATCGCAGCAAAGTGTATGGTCTAAATCGTGTAGATTTCAATAAGACTGTATACGTCACAGAAGGACCTTTCGATAGTCTATACATAGATAACGCGATTGCCATGGCAGGTGCCGACATTGATTGGGACATGCTAGAAGGCAAGGAGGTTGTATTCGTTTTTGATAATGAAAAGCGAAACCGAGAGATTGTAAAAAGAATAGAGAAAGCAATTTCTAAAGGTTACGAGGTCGTCATTTGGCCAAGTTCTCTTGAGGAAAAGGACATAAACGATATGTTCAATGCTGGACATGATGTGCAATCTCTGGTAGAATTTAACACTTATGAAGGATTAGAGGCATCAATTAAACTCAGCGAATGGAAAAAGGTATGAAAGAAATTCACGTCATTAAAAGAAACGGTGAAAAAGAACTTCTGAACCTAGACAAGGTTCATGCTATGGTCGAGCACGCTTGCAATGGTCTTGCAGGGGTCTCGGAATCTCAGGTAGAAATGAACGCAGGTCTTCAGTTCTTTGATGGTATCAAGACCTCTGATATTCAGGAAATCCTCATTCGCTCTGCCAATGATCTTATTTCTCTGGAAGCACCTAACTATCAGTTTGCTGCTGCCAGATTGCTTCTGTTTGGTCTTAGGAAAGCAGTATACAATGGTCACCCTGATGGACACCCTCCTCTCTTGGAGCACGTCAAAAAGTGTGTAGAGTTGGGTGTTTACGATAGTGATATTCTGAGTAAGTATTCTGAGGAAGAGTGGGAAAAACTGAATAGTTATATTGATCACGATCGTGACTTCTTGTTTACATATGCTGGCATTCGTCAGGTTGCGGATAAATATCTAGTGCAGGATCGTAGCACTGGGGAAGTCTTTGAGACGCCTCAGTTCATGTATATTCTGGTTGCTGCAACACTTTTCCAAGACGACGATAAGTTTTATAGACTGGAGTATGTCAAACGATACTACGACGCAATCTCAAAGCACAGACTCAACATTCCCACACCTATCATGGCGGGGGTTAGAACTCCACTTCGACAATTTGCGAGCTGTGTTCTTGTTGATGTTGATGACACCCTCGATAGCATTTTTAGTAGCGACATGGCTATTGGTCATTACGTTGCACAACGTGCTGGAATCGGCATTAACGCGGGTCGCATCAGAGGCATCAACAGTAAGATCAGGGGCGGTGAAGTTCAGCACACAGGCGTTGTACCATTTCTCAAAAAGTTTGAGTCAACTGTCCGATGCTGCACACAAAATGGCATCCGAGGTGGAAGCGCAACTGTCCACTTTCCAATCTGGCACCAAGAAATAGAGGATATTATTGTTCTTAAGAACAATAAAGGAACCGAAGATAATAGAGTTCGTAAGTTAGACTACAGTATCCAGTTCAGTAAACTCTTTTATGAGAGGTTCATCCAAAATGGCATCATCACACTATTCAGTCCGCACGACGTGCCAGGTCTGTATGATGCTTTTGGCACTGATAGATTTGACGGGATGTATGTGGACTATGAATCAGATCTCTCTATTCCAAGAAAGACTGTCAAGGCGCAGGAACTGTTCCTGAATATCTTGAAAGAGAGAGCAGAGACTGGTCGTATTTACATTATGAATATTGACCACTGCAACTCTCACTCGTCCTTCAAGGATAAAGTAAACATGAGTAATCTCTGTCAAGAGATCACTCTGCCTACCGATCCACTTCAACATATTGATGGGCAAGGTGAGATTGCTCTGTGTATTCTTTCTGCCATCAACGTTGGTAAACTGAAGAACATTGATGAACTGGATGATCTTTGTGAACTTGCAGTGCGTGGTCTGGATGCCCTGATTGATTATCAGCAGTATCCTGTCAAGGCAGCAGAGCAGAGCACCATTAATCGTCGCTCACTGGGCATCGGTTATATCGGTTTGGCACATTACCTTGCTAAGAATGGTGCATCCTATGATTCTCAGAAGGCGCATGACCTGGTTCATAAGCTCACTGAGAGGTTCCAGTATGCCCTTCTAACAGCGTCTAATCGCATGGCAATGGAGAAGGGTCCTTGCGGGTATTTTGGTAAAACTAAGTACTCTGATGGAGTTCTTCCCATCGATACATATAAGAAGGAAGTGGACGAGATTGTACCGAATGACCTTTCATGTGATTGGGAATGGCTTCGCGAACGAATTCTACAATACGGATTGCGACACAGCACTCTGTCCGCACAAATGCCTTCGGAGAGCAGTTCCGTTGTGTCAAACGCTACCAATGGAATCGAGCCTCCTAGAGCATACCTGTCCGTTAAGAAGAGTAAAAAGGGACCCCTTAAGCAGATTGTCCCGTCTTACACAACGCTTAAGAACAGTTATACCCTTCTCTGGGACATGCACAACAACGACGGATACATCAAAGTCACCGCCGTAATGCAAAAGTTTTTTGATCAGGCAATCTCTGGTAACTGGAGTTACAATCCAGAAAACTATACCGACAATGAGGTGCCTGTATCAGAGATGGCGAAAGATCTTCTTACCACCTACAAGTATGGTTGGAAGACATCTTATTATCAAAATACATATGATAACAAGAAAGATGGTGATGAAGAAGTGAAAGGTAATGTTGACGAATTGATTAACGAACTACTTAACACGGAGGAAGAAGATTGTGACAGTTGCAAGGTCTGAGGTAGAGGGAATGACAGTATTTAATAGAAACAAAGTGAATACAAAGAAGCAGCCCATGTTTTTTGGGCAACCTCTGGGAGTCCAGAGATATGATGAATACAAGTATCCAGTATTTGATAAACTGACCCAGCAACAACTGGGTTATTTCTGGAGACCAGAAGAAGTATCCCTACAGAAGGACCGCAGTGATTATCAAACACTTACGCCAGAACAAAAGCACATTTTTACCAGCAATCTTAAGTACCAGATCATGCTGGATAGTGTACAAGGGCGTGGTCCTGGGATGGCTTTTATCCCTTACTGTTCATTACCTGAACTTGAAGCTTGTATGAATGTATGGGAGTTTATGGAGATGATCCATAGTCGCTCCTACACCTACATTATCAAAAATGTATATTCGGATCCTGGAGAAGTGTTTGACACTATCCTGGATGACGAGAAAGTTATGGATCGTGCTAGCAGTGTAACTGAATCGTATGATGATTTTATTCAGCAAGCACACCAGTATGACAATGGCACCATGTGGGATCTTGCACGAGAAGGTCACGCCTCTGGTCAATGGGAACGACGTGAGTTGAAACGTAAACTCTATCGAGCAGTTGCCAATGTTAACATCCTGGAAGGAATTCGTTTCTATGTCTCGTTTGCGTGCTCGTTTGCTTTTGGCGAGAATAAACTTATGGAGGGCTCGGCTAAGATTTTATCTCTTATCGCAAGAGATGAAAGCCAACACCTGGTTATCACGCAAAATATTCTCAAAAACTGGGCAAACGGAGACGACCCAGAAATGTCAGTCATCGCAAAAGAAGAAAAACCTTTCGTAGCAGAAATGTTCCAGCGAACAGTTAATGAGGAAAAGATGTGGGCAGACTATCTGTTTAAGGAAGGTAGTATGATTGGTCTAAATGATCGACTGCTTCACAACTATGTTGAGTGGATTGCAAATCGTAGAATGAAAGCGATTGGTCTTGATCCTATCTTTGACATTCCTGCTAAGAACAATCCTCTTCCTTGGACTGAGCACTGGCTCAACTCTAAGGGTCAGCAGAACGCACCTCAAGAAACGGAGATTGAAAGTTATGTCGTCGGAGGAATCAAACAAGATGTCCAAGCAAACACCTTCGCTGGATTCAGTCTATGACGACCTGCTAGACGCAGGTAATGAAATCGGTCCAAACGTTACAGACATGCTTTGGACCGCTGCAAAAAAGCAAGCATTAAGAGATCGTGAAGTTGTATCACGGCAAACTACGTCAGAAGAGTAGTCATGCTATAAATATAGATGTAGCGAATGCTACGAACTTTACGTTCATCTCACAATGCTCAGCATTTTACTGGCATTG